AAAGAAGAGGCAAGAAGACATGATTGTATTTTTCTTGCTGAACTTATGGCAACACTAGAAGACAAGAAACTTGGCACAGGTGCCAGTAAACATTGGAAGATAATGCGAGAGCATTTAGACTGGTTTATGAAACACAATGCCAAAGCTTATATGGTCTTACTAGATTAACTCTCTTACCCCTGGCGCTAACGCGCCAGGGGTTCCCTTGGGGGACTAACGTATTGATACTTGGTGCGGTGTGCCGCTTAAACATGGACAACCAGTTTTAACTTGTATCATGATGACTGTCTTAATCTGCTAGACTCCCCAAGGGGTCCCTAACCAAATCCAAAAATCCAAATAAACTTTGACCCTATCCCCCCTTTTTGCAAAAAGGGGTCCCACTACTACAGGTTGTATTGCATAATTTAGACATTCATGTATACTGAAAACATATTGGTACCATGGACTTGAATAAGGTAAATATAGAAAAATTACCTGCAGATGTT